TCTCGTAAAAATCCTATCTCCATTTACTCTTTCAGCTATTAATGACTCGCACTTGTCATTGTGATACTTGCCAAATATTCTAAAATAATAATTCATTGTATTACCTCTCTTTTTAGTTATGCCATTATTGGCGTTTTAAGCGTGTCCTAGTCGCTTATCGTTGCCCTAGCGTGTATAACTAGGGCAATCATAAACACTAAGCTTTTATGGTTTCATAGCTTGCTGTAAAATCTTTTTTACTAGGATAGTTTAACCAGTGTTTATCTGTTTGAAATAAATGATAATCGCCTTTATTGTCTTGTGATACTGTAATAGCTTTCCATTTATGCTTATTGGCATTTATCAGACAAGTGTGTAGCCCGTCATAGTTACCTATAAAACAACCGTTGTTGTGGTTGCCTATCATTTGTGGTGGTGACGCGGAATGATACCAAATTGTATTTCTTGTTTTACTCATAGTCTTTCCCCCTACGCGTTTAAATCTGTTAAAATGATTTCATTATTCTTTATAGCTTTCTCGGTTGTCTTTTTGTCCATACCTAAAAACTGGTTGCGATACTTGCCAGTAGTAACAGAATAATCCCACATCTTAGCATCTAAATAAGTTTTGCCTGTTGTCTCATTCTTCATGGCTATAATTGTTTCATAAGATTGAAAATAAACTTTATTAATGCCTCTTGTGTTATCGGTAATAATAAACTGGTTCTTGATTGTTGAACCGCTGATTGATTTCATGTTTCTAACTTTCATTGTATTATATCCCTTTGTTTGTTGTTTAATTGTCATAGCCGTTGCATAGGTCGCAACCTATTGCGTAAATCTCGTCATTAGTAAGATTAAGAGAAATATATTCTTCAATCTCAATGTCATGTAATGGGCATTGTAAAAACCCATAATAAGCAAACATTTCTTTTATTTGTTCCATTGTATTATATCCCTTGTTAGTTATTGTTTAATGCAACCCTTGCATAATGTAAGAATAACGCCTGATTCGTATGTGTCAATACACAAAATGCAATAATTGCAAAATAAATTTAATGGTACTAAATGTAGTGTATATCATTGCCAGTCAACGCTATATATGGTATTGGAACATAGTTCAGTACATGACACATATTGTGGGTTGTGTTGCTGTGATGTAATGCTAGCAATAGTTGTAGCGGTTTGTTGGAGTTTGTTTGATGGTGTGTTTTGTATTTGATATCACAGACAAAGCAAAACATTACACGCGCAACAATGCAAACAATGCTTACAGCTCGGACAACCGGCACAGACAATGCTAGCACAAACACAGACCATGGGGGGCTTGTTTAGACCCGACCACCCCCAGACAGACGGTGCGCGCGTTATATGTGTTAATCAGTCATATCACACACACAGTCAGGAGTAACATGACAAAGAAAGCACTGGTCCTGAAAAGCGCTGAAATCATTGAGCGTATGCTCACTGAGGGCAGCACTACTAAGGACATAGCCAAGAAGCTCGGTGTTAGCCGTACTATATTCTATGAGGTAATCAATGAGAACGATGACCTAAAGAGATTGTACAAGTCAGCACAGGCTGCACATGCAGCAGAGTACAGAGAGTATTATGAGGCAGCACTGCATGGCTGTATGACAGGGCAGAGAAAGATAGCACCTGAGTATTTACGTGAGTCAGGCTCACATGCTAGGTGGTTGTCATCTAAAGCAGAACAAGGCTATAAGGATGAAAGTAAAGCCATGATGCAGATTAAGGATGGCGATAGAGAGATTAACATTGGCTGGATGACTAGCAATGATGATGAAGCCTAGTTTTCTTTTAGTGAAAGAACCAGGAGGGAAGTGGGTTGCCGCCCAATACTCTTCCGCTCCTGTTCAACTCAATCAAGTCATCGACATACGCAAATACGGAAGATGACAAAACGTAACAGAAAGGAAAGAAATCATGTTACATCCACATCAAAATAGTAATTTGTTAATTAATACCAGTCAAGTAAAATTTGATTTATTAAAGGAGCGATGTAAACAAATATGGGTAATATAACGATACCGTATAAGCCTCGTGCGCTCCAAGCTGAGATGCATAACAGCCTGAAGCGCTGGAATGTTCTAGTCATGCACAGACGTTTTGGCAAGACTGTTTTTGCAATTAATCATTTAATAAAACATGCTTTGACGTGTGAGCTACCCAGACCAAGGGTTGCTTTTATAGCTCCTACCTTTACGCAAGCTAAAAGAATAGCATGGGATTATGTTAAGTATTACGCTGGGGTTATACCAGGTATCTCCTTTAATGAAACCGAACTGCGTGTGGATTTTCCAAATGGCGCTAGATTGATGTTGTTGTCTGCTGAGAACCCAGATGCATTAAGAGGTATATACCTTGATTTAGCTATCTTCGATGAGTTTGGTATGCAGAACCCTCGTGTATGGGGGGAGGTTGTACGCCCGGCCTTGTCTGACAGAGAGGGTGCGGCTGTATTTTTGGGAACTCCTGCTGGTCATAATCATTTTTATGATTTGCTAGAGACTGCCCGGTTGCAAGAAGAAGAAGGCTCTGACCAGTGGTACTGGAAGATAGTTAAGGCTTCTGAAAGCCAGCTTGTAAAGCCATTGGAACTTGAGGCTGCACAGGCGCAGATGACACCAGAGCAGTACGAGCAAGAGTATGAATGTTCCTTTACTGCCGCGATTATAGGAGCCTATTACGGCAAGCTGTTGGCAGATGCAGAGGATAATGGTAGAATAACGCGAGTACCCTATGACCCGGCATACCCTGTGCATACTGCTTGGGACTTAGGTATTAATGATAGTACGGCTATTTGGTTTGCACAGATATTCAGAGGTGGCGCAGTTAATGTCATTGATTATTACGAGAATAGTGGCGTTGGCTTACAGCACTATGCCGATGTTCTTAATAAGAAGGAATATAATTACGGAGACCACTTGGCTCCCCACGACATTGAGGTTAGGGAGCTGGGCAGTGGCAAGTCGAGGTTGGAGACCGCATTTACCTTGGGGATTAGGTTCAAGGTGATACCGCGTATGAAAGTTGCGGATGGAATAAATGCGGCGCGTATGTTATTACCGAAGTGCTACTTTGATAGAGATAGATGTAATGAAGGTTTAGATATGTTGAGGCAGTACAGGCAGGAATATGATGAACGTAAGAAAACATTTAGAGACCATCCGCGTCATGATTTTACATCACATTCGGCAGATGCATTTCGGTATCTCGCTACTGGGCTGGAGAATAGAACAAATTATACAAGACCTCCGCAACAAGTGGCGGTAAACGAATACAATCCATTCGCGTTATAAGGAGCAACACAATGAGTTTTTTAACACCTAGGGCAGCGCCACCACCACCACCACCACCTCCACCGCCGCCAACACCTGATAGGCCAGAGATAGCGGCAAGAACTGAAGCTCTTACTCAAGAAGCGCTTATTAAAGAGCGCAGAACAAGAAGAGGCAGAGGCTCAACTATTATTGCTGGTGCGCTAGAGAGTGGGGCCGCTACTCCTGGACAGCCACCTACGTTGATGGGGTAAATTATGGAAGACTACGTTAAAGGTCTTATAAAGCGTTTCCAGTATATTGAAATGCAAAGAGATAACTGGGATACGCACTATCAAGAGCTTGGCGATTACATGCTTCCTAGAAAAGCAGACATCGTTAAGAAGCGTTCTCGCGGTGAAAAGCGTATGGAGTTTATATATGATGGCACAGCACTGCAAGCTGTAGACCTCTTATCAGCTTCTTTGCATGGTATGCTGACAAGTGGGGCATCTCCTTGGTTCCACTTAGATGTAAAAGACACCGAGCTAAACCGTGATGATGATGTGCGCGAATGGTTGCAAGACACCAGTATGCGTATGATGAGGGCTTTTAATCAGTCTAACTTCGAGACAGAAGTGCATGAGATGTACGTAGACCTAGTTGTTTTTGGAACTGGGTGTATGTTTGTAGAAATGGATAGGGGCAACTTGCGTTGCAGTACCCGACACATCTCTGAGTTTTATGTGCAAGAAGACCAGTACGGAATAGTTGATACTGTTTTTAGAAAATACCACATAAGCGCTGTTGCTGCTGTACAAAGATTTGGCATTGATAATGTTGGAGACCATATCAAGCGTGTGTATGAAAAGACTCCTGACGAGCAAGTCGAGATTCTACACTGTGTTACGCCAAGAATAGAGCGCGACATACGCAAAGCAGATAACAAGAACATGCCATTTATGTCTGTTTATATTTGTATGCAAACTAAGATGGTATTAGCAGAAGGTGGTTTTGAAGAGTTACCTTACGTTGTACCTCGTTTCTTGAAGGCTACAGGCGAAGTTATGGGCCGTTCTCCTGCAATGGTTGCACTGCCAGACGTTAAAATGCTTAACCTAATGTCTAAGACAATCATTCAGGCAGCGCAAAAACAAATCGACCCACCATTATTAGTGCCAGATGACGGTTTCTTACTGCCTATTAGAACACAACCAGGCGGTCTAAACTTCTATAGAGCTGGCTCTAGGGATACAATTACACCGTTAAACACTGGCGCTAACATACCTATCGGCCTTTCTATGGAAGACCAGCGCAGACAGGCTATACGTTCTGCGTTTTATGTAGACCAGTTACTTGTTGGTGGCGCGCCTAACATGACTGCAACAGAGGT